AGGGACGCGAGGGCATCCTTGTCGCCAGCCCGCGCCTGGGCCGTTGCCGTCGTGAACTTGGCAAGCAGGATTTCTTGCGCAAAGTCGGACTCGGACTCGGTAATCCCGCGAAGCCGCTTGATCTCGCTCTCCACCGTCTTGCCAAGGTTCTTTAGCGCATCGGCGTAGTCGTTGATGCCCTTTGCGCCACCGCCACCGCCGCCACCACCTGCGCTGCCGCTGGATACTTTTGCAGGTCGATATGCGGAAGCCCCGCCGTACGCAACACCTGCGACATTCCCAACGATGCCGCCGATTTCACGAATGACTCTCTGAATCTCCGGGTCGTTCAGAATGGTCGCAAAGGCGGAAATCTGCGCCCTGGCTTGCTCAATGACACCAGCCATTACGGTGGCTGCAGCTGCCCCGCCAGTTGCTACAGCACTACCGCCTGCAGCGCCCCCAGTTGCCATAGCACTCCCACCGGTCGCGCCGCCTGTTGCCAGGGACGTGCTGGCGGTAGTGGCAGAGGCCACCAGGCTGTCGATCATTGGCTGGATGGCACCCATGATGAGCCCGGAGAGGCTGGTGGTCATGGCGTCGTTGATGCTGCTGTAGATGCTCTCCACAAACGCATCGCTCGCCATTTGGCTTGCCTCTGCGGCGCTGCCAGCATTTGCCAAAGCATCGTCGAGAATGCCTTTGATGGTGTCGCCAGAGACACGGAACGCATCGGCCAACGTTGCAACCTTTGGAGTGATGTCTGCGAAGGATCCGCTCAGGTCCAGCAGCACCGCTACTACCTTTGCACCCTCTTCACCCATCGCCATGTATTTTTCTACCAGGGCCTTGAACTCTTCCCGAGTCTTTGGCATCTGCAGACCAACGGCCTCAAGCTGATCTTTCACCAACTTGGTCTTGAGGGCTGTTTTCTCGGCTTCGCTGTAATAGTTCTCGTAGTAGCTCTTCAGATTGTTTTGCAGGTTGGCAAAGCCGCCCGAGGCCTCAGCAATTGCCGCTGCGGCATCAAATGCCATGTCCGCAAAGTTCTTGAGGCCCATGGCCCCAAGCGCCGCGCGGAACTGCTCGACACCAACGATTTGCTCGTTGATGGCCGTCAGCAGAGTGTTAGCCGCCTCATCGGTCAGGGCCTCTGCGTCAACGTCCTTGAGCATCTTTTGCACGCTCTTCGGAATGTCATCAACTTGCTGCAGCGCCTGGATGGTGGACTGCTTGAGGTCCAGAGAAAAGTCCGCCAAGGCTTGCTTGAAGTCGGGCGAGTTCGTGCTGAATTTTTCATACAGCGTCCCGGCGTAGTTGTCGCCCTTGCCGCTCTCGCCGAACGTCGCACCGTTGGACAACGTGCCACCTGCAAACACACCCCCGCGCCCTTTGCCAGAGGTTTCCAGGCCAGCGGAGAAGCCGGTGACGGTGACGCTGCTGCCAAGCGACTTGAGGATGTCGCCGATGCCCTTGGCTGTCCCGGCAACAGCGTCGCGGATGGCCGATTCCTGAGCAACCGGGTCGCCCTCCAGCCGGTAGGCCTGTCCGTTCACCAGGGCGTCGCGGCGGCCGTTGGAAAAGTCGCGGTCGTACTGCTGGCCTTGATACGTGTAGGTCTCGCCGCGCCGGTTGTTCGTGACCTTGCCATCATACGCGACGCCGAACTGGCCGCCCGTGCGGGTTTCGCCTTTGGTGGCACCGATAAGCGTGATCAGACCACCGATCCCAAGAGCAATTGGAGCCAGAGCACCCGCCAGCTCTGCGCCGGTATACAGGCCAGGATTCGACAGGACACCCGTTACGCTACCTTCTGCCCCCCAGGCGCTCAGGCCATTCATGAAGCCGGTGCCCATACCGCCGACGCGCCCAAGGAGGGATGCGCCATTGATGGCGGTGCCAATGCCACTACCGCCGCCCGCTGCGGCGGCAGCAGCAGATACACCAAAACCCAGCATGCCAGTCAAAGCGCCAGCAATCGGGTTCACAATGAAACTGATGATCGGACGCAGCACCAGCGTCTTGAACATGTTGACCAGGGTGTCACGGAAGTTCTTGGCGAAGCTCTTTCCGGACTCGAAGCCGCGCAGCAGGGCGTCGGTGATGCTGTTGTTGATGCTTTGAGCAGCCCTTTCCCAATCTGCCTGCGCCTGCTTGGCCGCATCCTCAGATGCTTTACGCGCCTCAGATGTACGGATGACGCCAAGCAACTCCTTGCGAGCATCGATTTCCTTCTGGACTGCGAGATATGCGTCTTCGTTGCCAAGCAGCCCATCGCGCTTTTCCTCTAGGCGGGCGATGGTCACAAGCTCTATGGCCTCTGCGAGCGATGCATAGCCACGCGACGCAATGGACGCGGCCTCTTCTTCGAGCCGCATCCTGTCTATTTGCTGCTGTGCGGCTGCTGTCCCACGGGAAAGCTCCGCGATGTACTGCGCGTGTGCAGTCGCGGCACTCTTGGCTACCTGGGCGGCAATCTTTGTTTGCTCGTTCAGCTGCTCTTGCTTGATTGCTGCATAGGCCGCTTGCAGAGCGACTTCACGCATTGGCTCTGATGCGTTTTGGTACGCCGTGGACTGCAAGTATTCAGCCAATGTGGCCTGCGATTTGGTCAGGCCCTCCGACTTCGCGGTGGCGTCATCTGCGGCCTTTGCGAACTGCTCAACGTACCTTGCCCACTCTTTCGCGGACTCGCGCTGAGAGGCAAATGGGTCGCCTCCTTTTTCTCCTTGGCTGCCCTTCTTCGCCATCTCGGCCAGCTTTTCATTCACCCCGGCAATGCGCTCGCGCAGGGTGGCTGCCTCGACGCTGTTTCCACGGTTCTGATCTTCAAGCGACTTGAGTGCCGACTTAGCCTGCGATGCAACACCGCGCAGCTTGTCCATAGCTGCTGCCTGGGACTCGTAGGACTTCGTGGCATCAAGGGCAGCCTTGACTTGCTTTTCGACCTCGCTTTCTGGAGGCTCCCAGGAGCCGGACGCGCCGCCTTCCGATGAGCCGACCCGGCCAGAAACTGACCGGCTTCCACCCGGCCCGGAACCAGGTATGAGCCCAAGCGAGCCAATCGCAGGGCCTACGCCCGGCAGGTACTTGAGCCACGATGGAGCGTTGACGTTCGCCAGCGATGTGGTCAGCTCGGCAACCTTCGTGATGAGCTTTGCCAGCCAATCATTTGCAGTGCGGAAAGCGCTCGAATTGCCCACGGACGTGGTCATGGTGTCCCATGCGTTGCTGAGCTTGTCGGTCGCCTTCCCAAGCAGGGTCATACCCTGTTCAGCAAGGCCGCTGGTGGCCTGCTTCAAGGCGTCCATCAACGCGGCTTGAGCGCCCGCCTTGTCGCCTATAGCTGCCATCTTTCCGATGGTCAGCAACTGAGCCGCAGTCAACGTGCCGAGCGATTCTTCCAGCGTCTTTGCGCCCTTCGCGGGGTCTGCAAATGCCTCTGCGAGCTTTTTTGCTGCGGTTGGCAGGTCGGTGCCGGTGGCTGCTGCGAAGTCAGCGACGGAGCTACCAAGGCCCCGGAACAGATCAGCCCCAACGCCGGAGACCTTCGCAAACTCGGTGATGATGGCCGTCGCGGATGCCTTAGACACGCCGGGGATGACGTTCAGCTGCTCGACCAGAGCCTTGATGTCCTCGGTGGCGGAAATAGATGCGCGGCCGGTGCCGATCAACTGCACAGACAGCTCGCGCAATGCGGCATCCTTGCTGTTGATTGAATACATCGCCACGCCCAGCGCAGCAGCTGCAGCGGCCGCAACCGTGAACGGATTGACAAGGCCCGCGACGTACGTGCCGAGGGCTTTTGCAGCGCCTCCTACACCGCCAAACATGGTGGTTAGTTGCGAGCCTTGCTGCAGCAGCACCGTCATGGGTGCCTGACCACCCTGCAGCGAAACAATGATGTCCTGGAACTGCGCAGGCACGCCGCGCAACGCTGCAGCGGTTTGCTTGGCAGACATGCCCATCGAGTCAAGCGATCCAGTAGCCGCGCGCTGTGCAGCCTGGGCTTGCGCCTCGACCTCGCGCAGCTTCTGCAATGCAGGCTCAAACAGCGCGGGGTCAAACCCCTTCGCGGCCATCTTGAACTCAAACTGCTGGCTTGCAGTCTTTCCGAGCAACTGCAGTTGCTCGGTAGATTTGGCAATGGACGCCGCTAAAAGAGATTGCGCCTTCGTTAGTTTCTGCGCACTCGCCCCAGCACCGTCGCCGATCTTGTCAACGGCCTGGCCTGCCTTGTTTGCAGACGTGGCTACCTCATTCGCCATCTGCTGGGCCTTGTCGCCAACACGGTCAAAGGCGCTTTCCGCTTTCTCCGAGTTGACGACTACCTCGCCCTGTATTTGCAGGTCAGATGCCATGGGTGCCTAAATGGAAAAGGCCCGCCGAAGCGAGCCTGGAAATAGAAAAGCCACCCGTAGGTGGCTAGTTGTAGGATGCGCAGTCAATCACCAACAGGGGATGACATGCAGAAGTCAATAGAAGAACGCCTGAAATCTCTCGAAGAACATGCAGAGTTTCAGCACGGAAATGCAATAGCGCTGCAAACGGTCCTTGTTGCGGCCTTGCTTACCATCAACAGAGACGCAGCATCAAGGGCCTACTTTGTTGAAATCCTCAGAGGTGCAGCGCAAGGTTCATTCGACCATGCCATCGGGCAAGCCTGGAGCGATCGGGTCATTGCCATCTCTCGCTCTGGTATGGCCGCCATCGTCGGCAGGGACATCGCCGCCGAGGTTGGCCTGCCGTGAGATGAACTCATGGCACCGTTCGGCGTTGGCGTAGATCGATGCCGCTATTTCCATAGCTGTCATGGTTTTCTCCATTTCGGATCAATTTCCAGACCGGTTGTTGCTCATCTGTTGAAGCGCTGCGCGCTCCAGAATCTGCAGGTCTTCAAAGAGTTCCTGCCATTCGCTGTCGTCTGCTGCGATGCGGTCTATCAGCCGATAGGCGCTTTCGTAGCGAAGCCCAGTGGCTCCGCTGAAGCCGACGTTCCACTGGGTCTGTAGCGAATCGAAGAGTGAGAACGCTTTCCAGTTCTCAGGCCAGACTTCAAACTCTTCGTCCTCAAAGTCCTCCGGCTCATAGCCGGAGGCTCGCATCTCAGCGATGGACGGCGGCCGATCAAACAGGGCTGCCGCTGCCCCTGTCAGTTTCCCAATCGCCCTTCAACGATGGCTGCGCGGTAGGCTTCCATGATCGCGTTCGTAGCTGCTGGGTATTCATCGGAAAGCTGCTGCACGTTGTGAAGATTCAGCTCTTCTTCGAGGTTCCAGCCGTCCAGCACGTCCATGATGTACTGGGCGTTTTGGCCGGCCGTGCGCTCCATCAGTTCGGCCATGGAGAATTTTTCGTCGTCTGCCTTTGCCTTGGCGCCGGATGCCTCCATCATCTGATCGATGAACTCGCCGAACTCAGAGCGGGTGCGGTACTTGAAGGTGCATTCAATAGCCCCATCGCCACCCTCCAGCAGCGGAAACTTGACGACGCGCTTGAACGACTTTGGGCGGCTGCCCAGCTTGATTTTTGCCATGAGATTGGTCTTTCGCAGGTTGATGTGCCCGTGCGCACCCCCGCCTTCCCTGCGAAAGGAAGAACGAGGATGCGTCGGTGCGGGGTGTCGGCAGAAGCCGGAAAAAGAAAAGCCCTCGCAGGGAGGGCTTTGGGGTGGTTTAGGCCGCGTTGTAGCGAGTCAGGCGGCCGTTACCATTGATGGAAACGGCGTTGGTCATGATCGAGCCATCGGCCATCTTGACGTTCTCGTTGATCGCCACGCGGCATGGCGTGAAGATCAGAGAGCCGGATTTCAGGGTCTTCTTCAGAACCGTGTCGGTCTGCACATCGGTAAGGGACACCAGCGCGTTGTAGCTGGCCTGCCCGAACTCGTCGGCGTCGATGTCGAAGGATTCAGTGATGGCGGTGAAGCCGTCATTGATGTTTTCTTCAACGTCAGATTCCAGGAACTTCACGGTGATGTTCTTGGCTTCGCCGCCCGAGTTGTTCGGGTTCAGGATCTTGTTGATCTGCTGGAAGGTAGTGACCTTGCGCACCGTGCCGCCGCCAGAACCTGCGGGGAAGAACTCGGTGTTCGTGGTGTTGATGCCTTCGGCAACGAACGAATCCGTCAACACGCTCTTGACGCGCGCAACGCGGCGATTCAGGCGGCCCCAGCCGGAGTACAGCTGGACAATGTCGCCGACCGAATAGCCGTGCCCCGTGCAAGAAACGACTGCTTCCGCAGCGTTGGAGATGCCCGTCACCGTTTTGGCTGCGGCGAAGGCGGTGGCGATCGAGAAGATCGTTCCGGTTGGTACTGATGCCATTTTGTGGGCCTTTCAAAAGAAAAAGCCCGCTGGTGCGGGCTGGTGTTGCGCCCACAAGGGGCATGAAAAAAGCCCCGCCCGGTTTCCCAGGATGGGCTTGCTTGGTTGGCTTTCGCCTAAATCTGTGGGCTACCTATTCGCCCAAATCGAGAAGCGCTGAATTGCGCCGTAAAGGGTTGTGTCGTCCTCGTAGGTGGCAATGGGCTCGCCCTGCGGCTTGGCGACGAATGCCGGGCTTGCACACAGTGCTTCCTCTGCTGCACGGATCAGGTTGAGGCTTTCAAGGCGGGTTGTGCTGTAGACGCTCACCTGCAAGTAGGTATTGCGCTTGTCGGGCGCCTCGTTGTTCAGGAACCTCAGCGACTCACCGCCTAGCGGTTGCCAAGTCAAGAACGGCTTGGCCGTGTTCGCTGGCGCCACGTCCGGGAACGTGCGCGGGCACAAGGTCTTGAGCAGCGCGTGAAGATCGGCTTCCATGCTCATTTGTTGACCTCTTCCAGATAGCGCGTCTTGATGGCCTGGCGAACTTCGGCGCGGGTTTCGACAACCGCCTTGCTGATGAACGGATGCGCCCGCGTGCGGCTCGTCCCGTTGTGCACGATGAAGCCGTAAGGGGCCTCACTCTTGTTGAAACTGATGTGGTACGTGCTCACATCTTTGTAGCTGTTGTCCTTGCTGAACACCTGATAGATGCTGTCCCGCAACGTGCCTGGGGCATATGGCCCGTACTTCTTGCCACGGATGTAGAAAAAGTGGCTGTCAGCAGATACGGGGGCTTCAAGGCGGGCGCGCTCGTAGATGATCTGTGCGCCTGCTTGTGCAGCTGGGCGGGTGGCCGCGTGCAGCTTGTCGACCTCGGCGCGCAGCCCTTCTTTGAAGGCGGCGACGTTCATCCGCACAGCCATACCCATGTCAGCTCACCACCTTGCACACCAAAAACATGCGGCTTCGGTCGCGGTTGTCGGGCAGCACAGCCTCGATTTCGTACACAGTGCCGCTGTACTTACCCACGAGGCGCATTGCCGATGTAACACCGGCCCGCGCGCGCATGCTCATGGAAACTTTCACGACGGACGTATCGGCGCCCGCGCGGATGGCTTCAATGCCGCTTTGCGAGACCGGGTCGCACCATGGCTCAGCGATGGTCACCCAATCGTCAGGGATCGGCTGGCCTAGTTCGTCCACGGCGCCGCTGGGCTGCTGCAACAGGCACTTCAGTGAGATGCGTCCGGCTTGCATCAGATCCCCATCCCAACGCGATAGGGCATCAGCAGATACTGCGAGCCATGCGGAAGTTGAGCGACGGACACACCGGCCAGCACATCCTCACGATTTGCGTACAGATGGCCGACGATCAGCAGCAGCGCCGCTTGAATCGCAGGGTTGATCACGACGCCATCCGTGTCCGTGCCCTGCGCCGCCTCATCTTCATAGATCGTGCGCCCGAGGAACTGCATGGCGAACTCTTCCGCAGCCGTGACGTAGATGCCGATCAGCGCGTCCTCTGCGGCGTCATCAACGCGCAAGTGCAGCTTTACGGTGGCGAGGTCGAGAAGCATTTACTTCTTGGCCTTGGCGGGCGTTTTGGCGGGCTCTGCGGGCACTTCGCGCACAACCTTGGTTTCGTATGGCTCGAAATAGCCCAGCATCAGCGGCGTGACGGCCTGAGCGGGCGTAGCTTCTACGTCCTGGCCTTTGGCAACCGCGCCCAGCTCGTCGTGCAAAAACGACTCAGTGGCTTTGTATTTCATGGGGTTCCTTTGGAATGGGGCCAGCCCGAAGGCCAGCCCCAAATCGCTTAGGCGCCAGTGATTGCGCCGGACAGCACAGCACCAGGCACGCGGGTTTCCAGGCCCATGCGGCACTCACCACGGATGGTCACGAGGTTCTTCGTGAAGTCATCGTTCACGTAACCCATTTCCACGGTGATGCCTTGGCGGTTCCAAAGCATGTGCGAGCGGGCAAACTGGCCGATAGCGAATTGGCCTGCGGTCATGTTGCTGGACAGCACGACACGCACACCGAATGGGTTAGTGCCTGCCACTGTGCCTGGTGCGCCGTACAGGTATGCGCCAGTGCCTGCGCCTTCACGCAGCACTTCCATCGCGGCCCAGTCGGCGGGGTTCACGATCACCGTGTCGGGTGCGTAGCCGTTGGCCCACAGCGCGTACTTGGCCTTGTTGATGGACTCCACGAGGTTTGCGCCCGAGGTAGGCGTGAAGGCAGTGAAGTTGCCAGCATCCAAGATGCCCGACAGGTTGGGGCTGGTGCCGTCACCCTTGAGCAATTGCAGATCAATGCGCTCTTCCAGTCCGTAGCGCAGGAATGTGTCGATGTACGACACAACCGCAGGCGCGTCAGCCAGCAGCTGATTGGACACTTTGATGAAGTGCGCAATCGTTTCGATGGCTACGTTGTACTGGCTGAAAGTCAGTGCAGATTCAGCCTTGGCAGCACCTTGCGCCACTTCCGCAGCGGAGTTGGTGCGCGTGGCTTCCTTGGTGCCAACAACCATGATGGCGTTGGTCGTGCCGGATGGCAGGATTTCACGGATGGTCAGTGGCTTGAACACGCCCGGAACGATGCCGGATGTCTGCTGTGGGTAGCTGGTGGTTGTGGCCGTGTTCAGGACGGTGTTCTTGACCTCGATACGGGCATTGGGCGATTTGCGCTCCACCAGCGCCTTGAACTCGGCAGACTTCACGAACTCGTCACCGGCAGTCAGGGAAACGGCTGGGCCAGTCTTGGCGGCTTCCATCTTTTGGGCCAAGTCTGTGATTTGCTGGTCGAACTTTTCGGACAGCACGCGCACGGCGTCCTTCGCTTCGTTTGCGACGGTGCCCTTTTCGTTCAGTTGGCCCTCGAACTTTTCAATGGCCGCTTTCAGTTCTGCGCCCAGCTTGGATTGCAGGGCATTGATGCCGTCTTGAACAGCTTGGAACTCAGTAGTCATGGCTAGACCTTTCTGCGCACAAACGCAAAAACCGCCTCTAGGGCGGTTGTGTGGTTGGAGTGGATGCTGGCTTAGGAGAGCGTGGCGACTGCGGCGTTTAAGGCCAGCAGTTGCGCAAAACTCGCCTTCTTTTCAGGAACAGACTCGCTCTGTCCCATGGACTTGATGCGCGCCACCAGAGCGCACGCATCAGCCCGAGAGAACCCGCCAGCATCGCGCAGGAGGGCTTCGATTTCTTTGAGGGATTCGGCTTCATCAATGGCCGATTTCACGCTGGAGATTTGCGCGTGTACGTCTGCAGGTGACTCCACAACGCTGATTTCCACCAGGTCAATTTGCTTGAGCAGCCGCCCTCCATGCTCTGACTTCTCCGAGCCGCCGTCGGGGATGCGGTAGCCGATGGATAGCCCCGTCACAGCACCGTGTTTCATGCTGGCGCGTGCGTCTTCGGCCACAGAATGGCCGGGAGTCAGTTCGCCTTCGACATACAGGCCAACGGCATCCTCTTTGATCGTCGTGAACTTCCCGATCACCGGGCCACGGTGGTTCCAGCGCATTTGCACGGGGCGCGTGCGGCCTTCCAGCGTCTTTGCGTAGGCGCCCGGCAATATCGTGTCCCCGTAGGCATCTACGCCGTGGAATTTGCTGGCGTAACCGGCAAAAAAGCCCGGTTTTTCAGTCGAAAATTTGAACTCTGCGGCCTCAAGGCTGAACAGTTTGTGTTCCATTGGGTGTCCCTCCAGGCGCTTGCTGGCCCAGCTTGTCAATCGGTGTCATGTTGACCTGCGAAAGCAGCACATCGCCGCCCTCTACGCGCGGCCATCCTTCGATTGCGCGCGCCTCGTTGGGGGTCAAAATCGTGCCCGCGACGGCAGTTCTGTAGCCTTCCAGACGGGTTTTCAGGTCTGTTCGCAGCAATCCCTCGAAATCGAACTCGAATTCGTACTGGTTTGCTTCGTCTGGCGTGAAAAGCCACGTTTTCACGCTGGCCTCGATGCGTTCAAGGTACGGGCGCAGGTTCAGCTTGTAGAACCCACTGATGATCTCTGCGGTGCTGCTGCCAAGGGTGGTTGAACCCTCGTTTTGGTTGATGAGGATGGATGGCACACCAAACCAGCGGGCGATTTCGTCAATCTGGTGCTTTCGGCTGGCCAGCAGCTCAATATCCTGCGGCGACATGCTCACCGCGTCGAATTTCATGCCCTGCTCAATCACCAACAGGCGGTCGTCGGTGCCGGTGGTCAGGGTGGCGAAGTTTTCGCGCACGGAGGCACGCTGTGCAGGCGTCAAAAGCCTGTCAAACGACAGGACGCCGGACGGTTTGCCGCCGTTCGCGTAGATTTTCCCTACCGATTGCTCTGCCGCCTGGGCAATGCCGAACATGTTTCGGCCAAACGCGAGGGGCGACTTGCCCACAATGCCGTTGCCGTACAGCTTCACATGCCATACGGACTCCGCAGACAGCACATCCACGTTGCCGTCCGCGTGGTACAGATGCACCACCGAGCCGTCAGGCAGTAGCTTTGTCTCGATTTGCGATGCCATCAGGGGCAACAGTGACCGGATTTGCCCGCCCACCTTGGTGATCTTGGCGTATGCGTTGCCATGCAGCGCCAGATTCAGCATGAGAGTCTCGAAAAACTCCACCTTCGTCTGGTAGCGGTTCGGCTTGCGCGCCATGAGCAGGGATAGCCAGTGATCTGGGGCAAGTTCGCGCCCTTTGGCCGTCTTGCGGTACACATTCACCGGCAAGCTCGCCACCGTTTCGGACAGCAGGCGCACGCACGCCCACACTGCCGACAGCTGCATGGCCGAATCTTCATTCACCTCTACCGGGGACGCCGTGGCATAGCCCATCGGGCCGCTGATCTGGTTGCCAGCGTTGCGGGACGATCCGCTGCCCCCCAGCGCTCCAGATGTTTTGCCAGAATGCCATTTATCGTCCTATCGGGTTCATGATGAAGTCATTGAATGCTTCGTCGTCTGGTTGTGCGACGCTTGGCATCACACCAACCGCCATTGCCAAGGCCACCATGCCGTCGATGCGGCCAGTGGCCTTGCCCTTGATGAATTTGCGATTGCCTGCCGGGTCAGTGACCACGGTGGCGTTCTTGGCGCACATTTCGAGCACCGGGTGATTGCCATGCTTCAGCTTGGATCCGAGCAGCCGGGTTTCCAGCTCGCGCAATGCGGGGGACATGGACACGAAGCCCTGCCCAAACTCCACAAAGCGCTCTATTTCTTCTTCGGTGAAGCCCACGCGCTCCAGACAGGGGCGAAGGAACTTCATGTTGTACCGGTCGAAGGCGATTGCACGAACGTCGCACCGGTCGAACAGGTCGCGCAGGAATGCCGCGATGTAGTCGTACTCGATGGCCCGGCCTGGCGTCGTCGCCAAGAAGCCTTGCTTGTTCCACAGGTCATATGGAACCCGATCCGCCCGACTCTTTTCGCTCAAACCGTCATCAGGTAGCCAGAATGTGGGCACCACATCACCTTCTTCCGACACCGCCACCAGGGCCGTCAAGTCGGTGGTGGACGACAAGTCCAACCCGCAGTAGATGCTCGCGCCCTCTATTTCAGCCGGAACCGCGCCGTTCTCTTTCCACACTGTGTGCGTCACGAACGGGCTGCGCGCCTCCACTCTCTGATTCAGGATCAGGTTGCGGTAGCTGGCCTCCTGCGCGGGCAAACGCTTTGCATCTGTGGCCTGCTTTCGCACTTCTTCGCGGTTCATGAACACATCAAAGTGCGGGTTTGCCGCTCTGATTGCCTCGTCACTGAACGGGTCCAAGGCCATCGGGGCGGTGTGCAGCGCCACCTTGATGCGCGGGTCAGCGCCGGTCAGCGCGTCGTCAATCAACAAGCTCAGCAGGTCGGCGTCCGTGGGCGCCTGGGTGCTGATGATGATGCTCAGAGGGCTCTCATGGGCCGCAGATGCCGTCTCAATCGCTTCATACAACTCAGAGCGCGGCCCCTTGACCTGGCCTAGCTCGTCATGCACCGAGAAAACAGGGCTCAGGCCGTAGGCCGTCGATGCGTCTGCCGACAAGGCCCGGTACTGCGACCCCAACTCAGGGCACACCAAAGTCTTTGCAGACTCTTTGATCTGGACGTACTCGCTCAGGTCGGGCGACATGCGCACCACCTTGGATGCGTACCCGAACAAAATAGACGCCTGATCCCGCGACTGTGCCGCGCTGTAGAGCTGGCTGTTGTGTTTTGCCTCTGGCCCGCACAGGTGCAGCAGTAGCAAAAACGCACTGGTGGCGGTCTTGGCGTTTTTCCGAGCCATGCTCAGAATGAAAGTGCGGGTCGGCGTGTCGTAAATCTGCCTGATCCAGCCTTTTTGCGCGTCCGTCAATCGAACCGGCTTGCCTACCAGCTTCCCGTCTGGAATGCGGCACATGCCTTCAATCCAGCGGATATTCCTCTCGCCTCGGCTAACCATCCACCACTTCCCACGGCTTGCGCGAGCGGCCCATAGCACTGTGCGCGCGGCCTACAGTCTTAGGGTCTGCCGTCGCCTGGCGCGTGATACGCAATCGGGTCGCCAGGGACGATGCAGAGCGGACTTCACGCTCTCGCATCGCTAGCAGCCGGTCATAGCGCTTCAGGCCATCGTCATCGCGCAGCCATTCGCGGTCGAACGCCTTGATTTCATCGTCCAGCACCTGGGCTGTCACCACATGCTGGCAGTACAAGTCCATCATGTCCCGGTGCGTCTCGGTGAAGGCGCTTGCCGGGTTGTCGTTCACCAGCCGCGCCCACACCATTTGCTCCGCGTCGCTCAGATGCGGAGACGCGCGCAGCCGGTTTCCCGCCAAAACAGGCCCAAGATGGGCCGCCACTGCGACGCTCGCAGCGGACTTGCGGCCCCTTTGTGC